AACTAGGGACATGAGAAGAATGGCAGAAACTTTATTGAATTATGCTAAAAGGAAAACTTATTCATGAGTATTAAAGATACAGCTAAGGCTCTTCTTGAAAAGGGGATTGCGACAGGAGACGAAGAATTAATTAATCTGGCAAACGAGCTTTTGGAGTCCCTCAACCCCCCAAAACAAAATAAGAAGTCAATCCTTGATGAAGATTATATTGCCCCGTCCAAGAATGAAAACGCTCAACATGATAGTCAGGGGAGAAGAGCAAAAACAGAACCAATAGACTCGAAGAAAAGGGAAAACGAATTCATAGATGACGGGATGGAACATAAGGATGAAATAACCCCAGATTATGTGCCATCTCCCAGAGCAAGAAAATCTTTTAGAACATTAAAGATGATTTGTACGAGGTGTGATAAAGGTTTTGACGTACACCCCGTACACAAAAGAGAAAACTATATATGTAACTCTTGCATTAAGAAATAAATGAAAGCTCTCCAAAACGTCGCAGCAGAACGAGCAGTTCTCGCTGGATTGTGTCATTACGGTATTAGTGCTTCCGCTGACGTTGAGGGTGTCATTGAGCCTTCATCGTTTGTGTCAGAGTCCAACCAAATAATTTTCAAGTGTGTCTTGGAAGTTTTAAAAAATAGCGATTCAGTAGATATTTCTTCAATCTTATCTGCTGCCTCCAGCTTAAATTTTTATGAGATACTTGACACTAAGAAAGAAATCGAATTCCTAAGAGCTTTATTTAACTTCCCCATTAATCTTGAAAATGTCAGACCAAACGCAATAAAAATCAGAAAGCTTCAGCTTGGACGAGAAATACAGATAACAGCAAAACAAATACACTCAGAAGCTTCTCACATAAGTGGCGAAGAAAGTTTTGATGAAATCATTTGCTTGGCAGAAAACCCTGTCTTCAATATATCTTCCATGCTTGGCAGAGGGGAACACGACAGGCCAACAATCTTGGGAGAAGATATAGAAGAATATATAGAACACCTCATGGAATCTCCATGTGAGATGATAGGTTTAAGCAGCGGATTTTCCAGATATGATGCCGCCATTGGGGGTGGCTTCAGGAGAAAGGCAGTAGACCTAATAGCAGCCAGACCAAAAGTGGGAAAAAGCGTTTTTGGCGATGTGGTTGCTATGCACATTGCCAACAACCTAGATGCGCCCGTTCTAATGTTAGATACGGAAATGTCTAAAGAAGACCATCAGAACAGATTGTTGGCCAGCTTGAGCGGCGTGTCAATAAACGATATCTCTACAGGAAAATTCTCTTACGACCAGTCAAAAATGGAAAAGGTGAATCTGGCCAAAGAGAAACTAAAAGAAGCTCCGTATCACTATATTAACATCTCTGGAAAACCATTCGACCAAACTCTTTCGATAATTAGGCGGTGGATTTTAAAAGAAATAGGCCACGATGAAAATGGCCGTGTTAATGACTGCATGATAATATATGATTACCTAAAGCTGATGACCTCAGACCATCTATCAAATAACGTGGCAGAATTCCAAGCCTTGGGCTTTCAGATTACCGCCCTCCACAACTTTTGCGTAGAATACGACTGCCCCTGCCTCGCCTTTGTTCAACTAAACCGGGATGGAATCACAAAAGAATCTACAGATGTGGTTAGTGGCTCTGATAGGTTAATTTGGCTATGCACCAGCTTCTCAATTTTTAAGGAAAAATCCATTGAGGAAAAAGCCGACCATCCAGATGCTGGCAACAGAAAGCTGGTTCCCATAGTAACTCGACACGGGCCGGGAATGGACAATATGAATTACATTAATATGTCTATGGAGGGCGAAACAGCCCGTATAAAAGAAGGGTTTACTAGAGACGAACTGTTCAAACAAAGTAGGTCTGACAGAGAAGGCTTTGAAGTTAAAGACGATGGCCACATATTACAAGAAGATGGAAAAACAGAAGATTGACCTTTTGTGTCAACAGCTTGCCGTCAGAGTGGTTGATATACTTGACTATTTTGGGGTAGACTACGCTCCAAAAGACAATTACCTACATGGCTGCTGCCCAGTCCACGGTGGAGATAACCCAACGGCATTTACGGTTTATATAGACGGCGATGATATGATGGGCAATTGGTATTGCTGGACTCATCACTGTGAGCGAGAACACCAGCCAACAATGCTAGGATTGATTCGCGGCTTATTGGAAAGCAGAAAAGACGACAAGGTGTCCTTTATGGAAGCGGTTAATTTTTCAAAAAGATTCGTAAAAGACTTGGACGAAAATCCAGACGCGCTATCTTCTGAAAAGGCAAGATTTATAAACTCGGTTCGTGGCTTCAACAAAAAAGCCCCCAATCCAGTTTTTAATATAGGCAAAGAAGACATAAGGAAAAGGCTTACAATACCAGCTACATACTACATAAACAGAGGGTATAGGCCAGAAACTCTAGACAGATTTGACGTTGGGTTGTGTTCTGATAAAACAAAGGCTATGAATGGAAGAGTGGTCGTTCCAGTATACGATGATAATTACCAGAAAATGGTTGGTTGTGTTGGAAGAGCAACAACCGAAAACAATAATGCAAAATGGGTTAACAGCAAGGGCTTTCATGCTGGGCACTATCTATACAATTATTGGTTTGCTCAAGAACATATCCAAAGCACGGGGGTGGCCGTGCTTGTTGAAGGACAGGGAGATGTTTGGCGACTATATGAGGCAGGAATTTTAAATTGTGTGGGCCTATTTGGTTGTAGCATAACGGACACACAGCTAGTAAAATTAGAAAGCTCAGGAGCAATGAGCTTGGTTGTCTTGATGGACAACGATGAAGCAGGAAAAAAGGCCAGAGAACAAATCACAAGTAAGTGTGAAAGACTATTCAACATATATTTCCCCGAAATGGAAGAGCATAATAAAGACGTGGGAGAAATGAATGTTGAAGATATTTCCAGATTCATTCAGCCGTTTATAGAAAGAGCATCCCAATGACACAAAAAATAATAGCATTTTCTGGAGTAAAGCAAAGCGGCAAAACCACCTGTGTTAATTTTCTACATGGATATCAACTAGTTAAGCATGGCGTGATTGACGACTTTGGCGTTGGCCCAAAAGGAGAATTGTTTGTAGAAGCCACCGAGGGCGAAGAAAAGGGCGGGGGGGTTATTGATGTATTTAGAACTGATGAAGAGTTTGTGTCCTACGCCGGTGCCAATATATGGCCCTTCATTAAATGTTACAACTTTGCCGACCCCCTAAAATATATATGCATGAATTTGTTTGGCTTAGGTTGGAACCAGTGCTTTGGTTCAGATGAGGATAAAAATAGTAAAATAGACTTAAAATGGAAAGACCTGCCCCGCCCGTCCATGAAAAAGGGAAATTTAACTGCTAGAGAATTTATGCAATATTTTGGGACAGACGTATGTAGAAAAATAAAACCTGACATCTGGACGGGGGCTTGTATGAATAGAATACAGTCAGAACAAAGCGAGTTATCAGTAATTGGAGACTGTAGGTTTGAAAACGAAGTAGATATAATTAAAAGGGTTGGTGGAAAGGTAGTTAGATTAACAAGACACATTTTCGAGGATAGTCACTCAAGCGAAACGGCCCTAAATAAAGACAAGTTTAACTGGGATAATTTTGATTTAGTTATTGACAACCAGAACATGACCATTGGGGAAACTCACGAATGCCTTTTAGATAATATGCAGAAATGGGGATGGTAGCAGTTTATGCTAATAACCTATATAAGAAGCTCGTCTTACAATAATTATTCGTTTTGCCAGCAACAGTATTACATTAATTATGTGCTAGGCTACCCGTCTGTATCTGGCAAGAAGGCTCAGATGGGAACCATAGTACATAAAGTAATGGAGTGTTTAGCTAGGTCAAACCAAACACTTAAACTCAACAAAAGAATATTTACCGACGACGTTTTGGGAAAAATAAGTATTGGCAGTAAAAAGTTGCAATCAGATGATTTTGTTAATGAGTTGGTAGATAAAAGCTTTAATCATTATACTTCTAACTGTAAACATGAGTACAGTAAGAAGGATTATAACGATTGCAACAAATGGACTTGGATGGGTTTAGAATACAATAACGGCCAATTTGACCCAAGAAATTTAAACATAATTGCAGCCGAACCTCATTTTGATATAAAAATAGATGAGCCGTGGGCAAAATACAACTACAGCCTCCCAGATGGCTCCAAGCTGACCGGAACGCTTGCTATCAAGGGGACTATTGACCTTGTGACGGAGCCGTCCAGCGGCGTCCTAGAGGTCATAGATTGGAAAACAGGTCGCCGCATTGATTGGGCTACGGGAGAAGAAAAAGACTACGATAAACTTCTCAGTGACCCTCAGCTTTTGCTGTACAATTATGCAATATCAAAGATGTTTCCAGAGTATGAACAATCCATAACGTCTATATTTTACATTAAAGACGGCGGGCCTTTTAGTTTATGCTTTGATGAATCTGACCAGAAATCGTTTCTAGAAAAACTTAGGATTAGATTTTCCCAAGTAAAGAACAACCAAAATCCTAAAATGATTTCCCGCAACCAAAGCAATTGGAAATGTACCAAGCTGTGTGATTATTTTAAGAATAACTGGCCCGGAACAGACACCAACATGTGTAAGTATATACATGAAAAGATAGAAGCTGAAGGAATCGACAAAACAACAGAAGATTGTACAAGAGAAGGCTTTAGCATAGGTTATTATGATGCCCCCGGCTAATTGGACTCCCCTCCATTCACATACGCACTACAGTCTGCTTGACGGCCTTAGTCAGCCAAGTCAGGTGGCGCAAAGATGCCATGAGCTTGGCTATGACTCTTGTGCTATTACCGACCACGGAACTATTTCTGGGTGTATTTCTTTCACAAAAGCCATGAAAGAAAAGAACATTAAGCCCATTCTGGGATGTGAGTTTTATTTAACTCCTGATGTAAGCATTAAAGATAAAGACAATAGAGCTTTAAGCCACTTGGTTGTTTTAGCAAAAAACAAAGAAGGTTGGAAAAGACTAATTCAGGCCACGTCAAAAAGTAACGACCCAGATAATTTTTACTTTAAACCAAGGCTCGACCTAGACACTCTTAGTAATTTTTCGGATGGAAGTTTAGTTTCCTTTAGCGGCCATTTGGGTAGCGACTTAGCCAATATCATTTTTTCTGATTGGAAGCAAGGATATAATTCCAATAGTTATGAAATGGCTAAAAGCTTTGTCGATGAAAACTGGAAGAAAAAGACCTGTGACCTAGCACGTTTATATCAAGACATATTCGGGAAAGAGAATTTCTTTCTAGAGATACAGCTTATTGACCATGAAAATTCGCCAGCCTCTCGTCTTGTTGGTGAAAAGCTAAGAGAAATTGGGAAAGAGCTAAAAATTCCCTGCGTGGCTACGGCTGACTCCCACTACCCCACAAAAAAGGACGCTCCCGACCAAAGAGTTTTGCTTTGTTCGGCAATGAAAACAACCTACAAAAAGGTCAAAAGAAAATTAGATGCTGGCGAAGATGTGGGACTTTCCAGCTTTTTTAAATCCTTTAACTATCACATACCGTCGCCTGAAGAAATGTCTGCCCTACATACAGAAGAAGAGCTTAAAAATTCCATGCTAATCTCAGATATGTGTGGGGAATATGAAATCTTAGGCGCGCCTATATTGCCCCCATTTCCTTGCCCAACAAGCCCAGAGGAACATCTTCGGCAATTGTGCAGGAATGGATGGCGCACAAAATTGATAGAAACAAACAAATTAACGAACAGTGCTTTAG